ACGTAGGCCACGGCGTCTTGCGCCACCGTGCCCGCAGGCCAGTACTGCTGACGGATCTTGCCGAAGATCGGACCCGAGGGCGGGCTGTATTCGCAGCCCAGGAAGACACCGACGGTGCCGGGAACCGCCGCCTGAGCCGCCTGCGAAGTGCTGGGGACCGTGGTGGAGGTGACGATGGCCGTGCCAGTGGCCGTGAGCTGGACGAGGTCGCCGTTGAAGATCGACGTACCGTAGGCCGATGCAATCGGCACCATGCGCGTCGAGCCAGCGAAAACCTGACCGCCGATCAGATTGACCGGCTCAAGGCCGTAGGGCCGATCAATAGTGGGGTAAGCCATTTATGACTCCTGAATCATTGACCGCGTCCGAACGACACTTCGGAACGACGCTGCTTGAACAGCGGCATCCGGGGATCGTTCTCGCGCATGAAGGTGTTGTCCACAGACTCCATCTGCCCCGTCGCCTGACCGGTGTAGAAGGCATTCCGTTGATCAACGAGTTCTTTGGGGGTTCGGCAAAGCAGCAGGCCACCAACCTCCACGCTGCCAGGAAGACGAGGCTTGTCGTCACACTGGTGAGCATATTCAGGGTGATCTGCAACCTTGACAGGTTCCCAGCCTTCGCGGATCTTGGAAGAGATGTTCCTCGGGTCGGCGGTACCCAAGGTGCTGACACGAATCCAGCGGTACGCGTAGTTGGGATCCTTGGGGGGATCCGGCAACAGTTCAGCAGGCATCCACGTCTTGGGACGCTCCGCCTTGGCGCGAGTCTCAAACTCGCGGGGGATCCGTGGGGTCTCAGGCATTCTCATTCCTCGTCAGTTCCGCAACAGCTTGTGCGTATTGTTGGGGGGTGAGCCCAAGTCGCTTGGCAGTGGACAGTTGACTCTGCGTCAGCACGACTTTTTTGGCCGACGTTGCCCTGCTCGATGGCGCTACAACCGTAGCGGGTTTTCTGGTCGGGGTCTCCGACCTGTCCACGGGGGACTCGAATTTGTCCGGGAAGACTTGCCGCATCCTCCGGTCGATGACTGAGTAGTACTCGTCCGATCCGAGAGTCATGCCAGTTTTGGCGAGCTTGTTGTGCAGGCCGAACGCCAAGCTCGTCATCTCATCGTCTTCACCGAACCACGGGTTCTTCTGCTTCCAAGCGACAAACTTGGCATCAGGTTGCTGAACCGGTGTCGTAGGCGCGGCCTGTTGTGCCGACACGTTATCAGGTTCCGCCGCCCTTTGCAAGGGGGGCTTGAATGCCTTGACGCGTTGTTGGTTGAAGACCGCTTCGTTGAGCTTGGCCTGGGCGTCCACAAAGGCTTCGGTATCCCCCGCCTCATGTGCAGCCTTGAGCGCGGCTTTGGCCTTTTCGACCTCCACCTCCGCCAGCTTCTGCGCTTGGGAGATAAACCCAGTCTGCCCTTGGGTCAACTGCTCCTTGAGCTTCTTGTTCTCATCGACCAGCGCCTGTGCGGCTCTGATGGCTTCGTTGTGCTGCCGCTCCAGGGTTTCCTTGGCACGCCGCTCATCGTGACGGGCGTGGGTCAGTTCCTTGATGCGCGAACGCACCTTCTCGCTGTAGTCCTGAAGCTCATCGTCGGTGGGGTCATTGACCGGACGATCCAGGGGTTTGCGACCACGGTCCACCTCAGGGGTGTCGTCCACCACCTCGACCTCGGTGTCGTTGCCCTCGATCTCGAAGTCAACCTTCTCTTCCTTGGTGTTCACCGGCACTTCGTCCGGGAACTTGAACTCTTGCCTGTCCATGCTTACCCCCTCTGCACACCACGCGGGTCTTGAATGACAGCTTCGACGCTGTCGTCGTTGATGATCCGGAACTCACGACCGTGAATCTTCAACCGCGTGCCGCTGTTGGGGCGGACGAGAATGAAGTCGCCCACCTTGCAGGACGGGCCGGAGGGGAACCGAAGGGGGTCCTTGTAGCAGTCCGGACCCATCTTCACGACGAACAGCACGGGCGACAGCACTTCCTCGAAGTGCATCGTCTGACCGGACTTGAGAATGCCGCTGTCGAAGGACTCTTCAGCCTCCGGAAGCATACACAAGAGGTGGTACGTGACAGGGTCGGGTACTTGCCGTGCCTTTTCTCCATCAGTTTCAGGCAGGACGGTCTCGTTTTTCCCGTCCGACAGGATAAGTTCACTCATCTTCCGATTGCTCCAATGCAGACTGTAGGTCAAGGATTTCACGCTCTGCGACAGCCAGTCCGTGTATCTGTCCGCAGAGATTCCGGTATTCACCGAAATCTTTCGCGCCTCCACCAGCGACGGTATCGGCGATGTCATTCATACGCTCGCGCAACTTCTTGCGCAAGATTCCGAGAGTCTTGGTATCTTCCATCACTTCACCCCAGGGCTAGGTTGCGCGGCCCGCTGCGCCGCTCTCTGAGCTTCACGTTGCGCCTTGACGGCGTCGCTCTGCATCTGCTGGCGCATCTTCTGGCGGTGAACCTGCTCCTTGTGAGTCAGTTCCTGCTGCGCCATAGCGGCCTTAAGCTGGGGGTCTTCCTTGCCTTTGTTGGCATCGATCAGCGTCTTCATGCGGTCAAGCTCCAGGCGGGCTTTCCCAAGCTCGAAGTCGTACTGGTCGTTCATAGCCTTGCGCTGGCTATCGCGTTCCTTAAGCTGGAGTTCAGCCTGCTTAAGCTGCATCTCCGGGTCCTGCGCCTGCTGTTGCGCCTGCTGCTGAGCAGCCTGCGCTTGGTTCTGCATCATTGTGCGCTGTGCAGCGGCAGCGATCAGCGGCGCGATGGCCTTCTCATCACTCGGGCTGATGGGCACCTCATCGTCCTCATCCATGGCGGGCAGCGGCACCCCAAGCTGCATCTCGATCTGCGCCCTGTATGCGAACGCTGTGTGCTCTGCGACGTGCGCCATGAGCGCGGCCATCATCTGTTGCGCAGCGGGGTTCTGACCGATAGCCGCAGCGATCCGTGGGTCCTGCATGAACGACTGGTGCGTGGCGATGTGCGCCTCGTGGTCTTGGTACGCGAACGCCTTCAGCGGCTTCATGCGAAGCACGTCCATGTTCTCCGTGACCGGGTCGGTAGGCTTGCGGTCTTCCGGCAGTTCAACGAGCTTGTCGGCGTTCTTGATGCCCAGCACCTCAAGCATCTGTCGGTGCAGCCGGGGTATGTTGTAGACCTGAGGCGCACTCTGCGACATCTGGAATGCCGCCTGATACTGCACCAGCCGCTGGCTCATGGTGGCCGCGTTCGGGTCCGACACCGGGATGATCTCGGTGTAGCGGTAGTCGCTGCGCTTGGCCCGGGCGCCCTCGGGAGACTCAGCCTCGTAGCTGTAGTCCTCGTCGGTGTAGTCCCTGATGATCGCGGCCAGGAGCTTCAACTCCTGCTTCATGGCGAAGTGCATCCGCGCCTGGACCGCACTCATGATCTTCAACTGCCGCTCCAGCAGGGCCAGGGTGGTACCCACCGGGGCCTGGGCGCTCATGTCGCTGACCTTCATGTCCGCAGTGGCTGCGAACCGCCGAGCCTCGTCCACGATGCCGTTCAGCAGGGCCAGGAGCGTCTGTGAGGGCTCCTTGTAGGGCAGGGGCATGATGTTGTCACGCACCGTCCCGCTGGGCACGTCCACGTCCCTGAACTCGCCCGGAGCGATGGGAGTGTCGTCACCCTTGATCCGCAGCCCCCGGGCTTTCAAGCCCCCGGGCAGGTTCGCCAGCGTGCCTGCGTCCACCAGTTGCCGGGTCAGCGACGTAGCGCTCTTGGCCGCGCCTCCGATGAGGTGGATCAGGCCGAACCCGTAGCTTCCGAACCCGGGCACGTACTGGTAGTGCACGAAGTGCTGGCGCGACTGCCGCGTCTGGTCATCCTCCAGATAGTTTCTGCGGATGGACAGGATCTCCTGGGTGTCCTTCAGGATCGTGACGACGTAGGGCAGCGCAATGCCCGTGGGCTCACCGTCTTCCTCGTCTTCGAACCCAGGCAGGTCAAGCTCTACGTGCACCTCAAGCAGGAGGTACCGGTCGTCGTAGGACGCTGAGAACCCTGTCTCGTTGTCCTTGCTCTTCTGGATCTCAGTGATGTCCTTCCCGGGCTCGTGGAGATCTATGTCCCGGTAGAACTTCGCCGCCTGCAGCTTGGTGATGTCGTTCTTGTTCTTACGCATCCTGTGCGTAATCCGTGGGCACGACGACAGTTCCGACGTACCGTAGGGCAGGATGACATCCTCAGCCGGGATGAACACCGACACTTGCCGCTCCAGGCTCGGGTCGTAGTAGACCTTCTTGAACGCCGAACCAGCGATAGGCAGGTTCCACAGCAGTTTCTCGTGCTCCGGACGATACTCCGTCATGACTTCCGTCAGTTGGTAGTTCATGTCGTCCTTGACACGCGCCGCAGCGTCCTCCTTCTCCCGTGTCTTCTTCCCGATGATGTTGGTCTTCACCGGCCCCTGTGCCGGGAACGTCTCGGTGATCGACTCGCTCTGGAAC